CCATACGGTGTGTGCACGCCGGGCTGCTGCCCGGGAATGTCCGACACTTGGCCGCGAGGCCCGTACGAGGTGACGCTGATCAGGTCCGTCCTCGGGTACAGCTCGGCCGACCGGGCGATGCCCTCCACGTGCGCCCGGGCCGCGTCCATCTCCAGACCTGCGAGCTTCACCGCGACGCGCTGGCCCAGGATCGAGCCGAGTTCACCCTCGGCGGCCAACTCCAGCGAGGTGATCGTCTTGGCCTGCGCGAACGCGTCCCGGATGCCGCGCGCCCCGCCGTCACCACCGGAACCGAAGCGTCCGTCGGCGTCCCGCTTGTAGGTGCGGTTCCGGGCCGCCGCCAACAGTCCGAAAAACCGGGACCGGGGTCTAACGACCAATGCCGCATTCGATCGAGACGTGCTGGACTGATACGCCGCGTCGAGCACATCAAACGCGGCTCGCGAAACGTCGCTCGCGCCGGCTCCATTGTGCATCACATCGGCGAAGGCCTCAGCCGCGAATTCGCCCATGTCGGAAGCCGCATAGGCCGAAACGTGACGGGTGACGTAATACAAGGGCGCCGCCCCCGCTGCATCAGCCATTTCCACCGCACTGTCGTACGCGGACCGTTTGGCACTTGTCTGGTTTGTGATTACGTGGCCGAACTCGTGAAGACCAGTTCCTGTAGGCGAACCGGTTACGAGAGCGCGATCGGCTTCCTTGTCTGCCCGATACCCCGCAGGATCGCCTGCGTACTTCGTGTTGAAGTAGACGGCGCTCTTCGTGACGTACCGTCCGCCTTCCATGACGCCGTGGGCCTGGGTGACCGCCGAGGCATCGCCGTGAAGGCGGGCGATCTCCGTACCCATGCTGGTCTTCGCCGCACCGGGACCGTAGGAGTAGACCCCCGTCAGGCTGGCGTCCGGAAACCGGTCCAGCCCCTGCATGATCCCTTCGAGGTGCTCCTTGGCCATCTGAAGGTCAGCCCCGGCCATGTCGATCGGAATGTCCCGGCCTGTGATCCGCTTCATCTCGGCCGCTGCGGCGCCGTTCAGTTCGTCGATGGATCCGGCGCCGGCCAGCGCGTCCCGTACACCGGCCCCCGATCCGAAGCGGCCCCTGCTGTCCCGCTTGTAGGTCCGGTCGAGCACGAGTTGATTCGTTGGCCTCGACGGCGCCCGGACAGTCTTGCCAGACGTTGGCTGCGACAGGATCTCAACCGGCGACTCGTCGGTGATGCGTTCCTGCGCCCGCTGCATCGCCGTCTTAGCCACCAGGCACCACGCTTACATCCAGCCGCCGGAAACCTGCGGCGTCTACGCCGTGGTCAGCAGTCACTTCGTAGGTCAGGCCCCGTTCGAGCAGAATCTCGGCCGAGTCCTGCCGGCCCAACTTGGCACCCGGAGCGGCCATCGTGCCCAGCTGCACGGCACCCGTACCGGCTGGAACCTGGATCTTCATGACCACCGGTTCGCCTTCGGAGTCGGGGGACTCCTGCTTCCACTTTGCTCGGCTGGCGACGAACTGTTCGGCCACATGCGGATCTGCCGTGGTGGAGGTGTATCCCTTGTCGCGGAACCGAAGCCCGGTCAGGTCAGGTCGTTCCCCGGCCACCCACCGGTCGTATTCGCGGTCCTGTTCGTCGAAGTCCTTGGTGTCCTTGTTGATGACGCCTTCGTGCCAGGCGTCGCCGAATAGGTCCTGGCCGCGGCCGACTCCCCGTTCGACCTGAACGTCAGCGGCGAGCCGTGAGGCCGCCATGGTTTGGTCGATGTCGGCGATCCGGGCGGCGGTCTCGGCGTCCATCTGGCGGACGCCGTCTAGGTCGTGAACCCCCGGCTGACCCGCGAGACGGTCGGCCAGTGGCCCGTGACGCAGGTAACCGTTCGTTCGGTCGTATTCGACACCCTCATACTCGGACAGCGCCCGGGCCGAGCCCATGCCCGGCGGCCCGGACAGTGACTCGCCCTCATAGTCACCGAAGTGGCCGCGTTCACCCGGCGCCAGGTTGGCTGGAACCGCATCGAGCGCGGCCTGACCGGTCACCCCGCCGCCGGAGCTGAACTGGCCTTGACGGTCCCGCTTGTAGGTGCGGTCGAGGATGTCCAGGCGCTCGCGTGCGATGCCGACTAGGCCGAAGAAGCTAGGCGGTGGCGGTGTCGACCTGTTCGGGGCGGTAAACGCTGACGACAACATGCCGTGGGCCGAAGCTATACTGTCCACATGGGACTGATACTCAATGCCACTGCGGCGGAACGGTTCTGGCCGAAGGTGGATACGAGCGGCGGTGGTGGTTGTTGGCTCTGGACCGCACGCATCGGCAAGGACGGTTACGGGAAGTTCCGACCTGACGGCGCGAATACCGGGGATGTCGGCGCCCATCGCGTTGCCTTCGTGCTCGCCGGAGGCATCCTGCAGGACGGGGAACTGGTTTGCCACCATTGCGACAACCCCCCGTGCGTGCGTCCCAGTCATCTCTTCGCAGGCTCTCAGGCCGATAATGCCGCCGACAGAAACCGCAAGGGTAGGACCGTGAGCGGCAACACGTCGCTCACGGCGGCACGGGGAGATCGGAATGGAGCGCGCCTACATCCTGAGAGAAGAGCCCGCGGCGAACGGTCGGGCAATGCCCGCTTTTCTGAGGTCGACATCCGTGAGATTCGCGCAGCGGCCGCGTCCGGCGAGACTCAGACAAGCATCGGTGCCAGATATGGGACGGCCCAAGCGGTGATCTCCCATATCGTGCTTCGCAAATCTTGGAGGCACATCGACTAGGGCGCGGCGACCTCAGTTTGCTCGGGGCGGAAAACCGCGACCACTACGCCCCGGCAACGCACCCCGCCCTCGCAGTTCACGTACCCGCCGTTGGGGTAGATGGCCTCAACCTTGGCCACGATGTCGGGGTCGTCGGTGTTCCCGATCCACTTCCCATTGATGACGGTGCATGGGTCGCAGGTGTTTTTGTCGAGCATCTCTGACCCGTAGAGGGCTGCGACCGGCCCGGCTAGCATCGTCTCCGTCCGGCCCACGTTGACCGCCGCGTGCAACGCCCCACCGAGGTGCGCTTCGACGAACGCCGTCGACAGTGACGCGAGATGCTCGCCCACCGCCCGGGCCACGTCGTCGCCGCCGGTGCTCGGCGACCAGCGGCGCAGCGCCTCCCGGCCAGCCGAATTCGTCAGCGCCGCCGTCAACAATGCGGCCAACGCAACCGCCGTAGTGGCAAACCGGTGCGTGTCGGTGGCCACCGGGTCGGTGCGCACACCCTGCCGCGCCGCCTCGTCCACGACGTGCTGCGCCGCATTCAGCGCCATCTCCGTCATAGCGGCGGTGAGGATGTTGGCCTGCTCCGCCGACGACACGTTGAGGGCGGCCAGGGCGGCCAGGTCGTTGTTGTTGATGGCGGCCCGGACCTTGTCCAAAATCTGGTCGCGCTGGTGTTCGGTGACGGTGAACCACTGACCGAGCAGTTGGTCGAGTTGACGTTCCCAGTCGCGTTGCACCTTCGACAGGTCGACGTCGGTGGGGGCCAGGTTCAGCGGCAGACTGTGTGCGGGCCGGTTCAGTGGGTCCGCCGCAGATGGCCAGTGGATGACCTCGACAACTGGGCCTTCATCCACAAACCGTGGGTTCATGATTCGACCACCACGTCTAGATGTCTGACGACCCCTGGGCCGTGGTCCTTGACTACGGTGAACTTCAGCCCCCGACCGAGCAGGATCTCATCGGAGTCAAGGCGCGAATGGCTAAATGCCGGCGTGCCCGCTGGCGCCAGAATCCTCAGTCTAATTCTGTGCGATCCGGTGCCGCGATCCTCCACCGAAGTCGATGTGTAGGCGTGGTCGCGCCAAGACATGCCAGTCAGGTCGCCGACGGTGCTGTCGACCTCGCGGCCGAAGGTCCGGGTGCCGGTGCCAATGTGGCGATGAACAATCACATCATGCGTCAGCGGAGATGACTCCATTACGGAATCCAGTCGCTCAACGGTGGTCCGGTTTTTCGACGTCAGCCCGTCAGCACTTCCGGACTGAGTGCGCAGGTCGGCATTGACGACGTAGCTGCCATCGCCCCCATAGCGGTTGATCGCGGCCAGTTGCGGCTCGGCTGGCTCCGTCTTGAGCGAGGCGGTCGTGAGTGCATCCTGGCCCGTGACAGCTTTGGCGGCGGCCGAGTCGAAGTCATCCGAGGACATCCCGCCGCCTGACGAGAACTTGCCGTCCTTGTCACGCTTGTAGCTGCGGTTGTCAGCCCCAGTAGTCGCGAAACGTGCGGCCACCAGGCGGCCGGTCATCATCGCGGTGCCCGGCCCGCCCCTCCGCCAACATCA